TTCAGAATTTAGAAAAGGAACAGCAGGAATGGTTGGTTCATTAGAAGCTAATGACTTCATCTTCGACAACAAGCCTATTATCATTAAAGATACCTACACAGTATCTGGTTCTGATATGGCTCAAATTGGTTGGGTTGAAATCACTACTGAAGATGGTGCAACTGGTTACCTATGGTACTTAAAGTCTGAGCACGAAACTAGATTAAGATTCGATGACTTTTTAGAAACAGCAATGATTGAAGCTGTGCCTGCAGAGACTAACTCTGGAGCTGCCGCTATCTTAGGTAGCGCCGTTGGTGCTGCTGACCCAGGAGCTGGTTCAGATGGTATATTCTACGTGGTAGGATTAAGAGGAAACGTTTGGGATGGTGGAAATCCAGTAGCCCTAGCTGACTTCGATAATATAATCAGTAGACTAGATAAGCAAGGTTCTATTGAGGAAAACGTTATTTTCCTTAACAGACAATTTGGATTTGACATTGACGATATGTTAGCAGCACAAAACTCTTATGGAGCAGGTGGTACTTCTTATGGTCTATTTGACAATGACGAAGAAATGGCTTTAAACTTAGGATTCACAGGATTCAGAAGAGGTTACGACTTCTACAAGACTGACTGGAAATACCTAAATGACCCTACAATGAGAGGTGGACTACCAACAGGAGCAACATCAGGGAAGATCAATGGTCTTCTAGTTCCAGCTGGTTCAACAAGTGTTTATGACCAAATTCTTGGTAAAAACGCTAAGAGACCTTTCTTACATGTTAGATATAGAGCTTCAGAAACTGAAGACAGAAGATATAAGACTTGGATTACTGGTTCTGCCGGTGGTGCTGCAACGTCGGATATCGATAACATGCAAGTAAACTTCTTGTCTGAGAGAGCTGTATGTACTTTAGGTGCAAACAACTTCTTCTTATTTCAAGACTAGTAATTAAATTGAAGAGAGGCAGGCACGCATGTAAACGCCCTCCTGTCTCTTTTTTTTAAATAATCAAATTAAATTAAATCAAAATGAAAAAAGAAAATACTACCCCAGAAGTAGTTGAGAAAACTGAAACTAAAATAGTTGCTCAACCAAAACCAAAAAAACAATCACCAAAATTTGTTGACAAATCTTATAAGCTTACAAGAGATGTTGCACCTTTATCTCTAATCTTAGCCTCAAGGCACACTAATAGATTTCCATTATTGCATTTTGATGAAGAGACAGGTACAAACAGACCTTTAAGATATGCGAGAAATCAGAACAGTCCGTTTCAAGACGAACAAGATGACAACGCCATTATAGAGCCAGTAATATTTGAAGATGGATTTTTGTTTGTTCCAAAAAACAATCAAGTACTACAAAAGTTTTTACACTATCATCCAGGCAATGGAAGATTATTTGTTGAGATAAATAAAGCTAAAGAAGCTGCTGTTATTGTAGAGGAATTAAATTTAGAAGTAGATGCTCTTATTGAAGCTAGGCAACTTGATGTTGCTCAAGTAGAGAACGTTGCTAGAGTTTTATTCCAACAAGATGTTAGTAAAGTAACAACTGCTGAGCTTAGACGTGACATATTAATATTTGCAAAACAAAACCCAGGTGGTTTTATGCAACTATTAAATGATCCTATGTTAAAACTTACTGCTACAGTACAAGATATTTTAGATAAAAACTTAATTCAATTACGAAATAGCAAAAAGGAAGTGTGGTTTAATACACCATCTAATAAAAAGAAAATGTGTAATATACCATTTGGTGAAGACCCAATGTATATTATGACATCTTACTTTCAAAGTGATGATGGATTGGAAGTTTTTAAACACTTAAAAGCATTAGCTAAAAATTCGTAACTTTACAACTTGTTTAACCCATTAAAATTTTTAACAATGGCAAAATTTTTAAAAGTACAAACCGCAGCAAATGGCAATTTAATTATGCCTGCTGATAAAATGGTAATGGTCTCCACTGGTGGTGTTGGTGGTGGCTATACTACAACTATAGTTAATTATCTTACTACAGGAGAGTTCGACACCATAACAATAACTCATGGTGCTGATACAGCGACTGGATATAATATGATAAACTATATTCAAAATAAATTAATTGAAGTTGCTCAAGGAAAATGGTCAGAAGGTATTCTTGACATTACTGATGGAGCTCCAACTGTAATTTCTAACGTTGTAATCTCATAATCATGAATAAATATTTCAATTTTTCGCAATCAGGAGTTACTACTCCTATCCTATTAAACGCAAACATGGTAGAGTCTATTGAACAGACCTCTACTACTGTAACGTCTTTTTTCTATGCAGGAGCTGCAGCTGCTGATAAGGTAACCCTTACACACGCTGCCGATTCAACAGGAGTTGCAATGCAAAACTTTTTTGTAGCTGCTCTAGTAGATTTAATGAGCACGTCTTACACAAATGCGGCGCCAACATTAATGCCGCCTAACGCTGTAACTGGATTAACTTGGAACTAATAGTGTAATCCTTTTTTTACTATAGATTAGAAAGCACCCAATTTTAGGGTGCTTTTTTATTTTATGTATCTTTGTAAAAAGATTTTTAAATGATAAATTCAGTAAGAAATACTGTGCTTGCAATTATCAACAAGAATAACTATGGATATATATCTCCAGGTGATTTTAATTTGTTTGCTAAACAAGCTCAACTAGATTTGTTTGATGAGTATTTTTACAATTATAATGAACAAATAAATGAAGAAAATGCTAGATTGTCTGGAACAGGCTATGCAAATTTAAAATTAGGTTATGAAGAGGTAATAGATTTTTTTTCTGTAACAGCTTTTTTAACTCAAAAAACCCTTAATACAAGCATATACTCTTTGCCTTCTGTATCAACGACAGGATCAGATTACTATTTATTAAATAAAGTATTATGTTTTTCTGCAGGTAATTTATTAGGTGAAGCTGAAAAAGTAACTAATAGCAAAATCACTTTGCTTAATAATTCTTTGCTTACAGCACCAAACACTACATTTCCTGCTTATACTCAACAAGGAGATGCAGTAACAGTTTTCCCTACAACAATTAATAGTGGGCAAGATGTACAAGCAGAGTACATAAGGTATCCTAAAGACCCTAAATGGACTTACATAACTCTTTACAATGGAGAACCTATGTTTGACCAAACTG